GTTATATTGGCTTAACGTTATAGTTGCACTATTAAAATTAAAATCATTAGTTGAGCCTGAAGTTGTCATTTGTATTTTACTTGTATCTGTTCTAAATCTTGCGGTTATTCTTGTAGATAAAGTTCCGTCATTTATAGAAATTGAACCCACACTACTATTGTCTGTTTTGGCTTCAATATATAAAACCCCCTCTGTTGAACTTATTAAATCACTTGAACCTGAATTATTGGCTTCGTCTGCGCTTCGTGTTACGGTTGTTCCGCTTGTTGGTATGTATGAAGTTGCAAAATCTTGTGATGTATCTGCTTCACATTGTATTCCAAAAATATAAACTCCGTTTGTTCCGTCTTTTGTTACTTGGTCGCTTCCGTTGGTTGATGCAAGTTGTAATTGTATTGAACCAGCAACATCTGTAATGCTTTTAAAAGTTATAGAACATCTGTAAAAACCACTTCCATAATCTTCAATTTTAGCAGTATGTGAACCACTTACATTTCCCAAAGTACCATCATTAATATTAAACCAAGTAGAACCATTGCCGTTAGTATCAAAACCGCCACTTTTAAGCAAAATAAAATCATTTGCAAGTGCTTTTTTTACAAATATTGAAATTGTGTTAAAATCGTTTGATGTAACATTTGTATCAAAATATCTTAAAGCCACTACACCAGTACCCCCCGAATTGTTGTCTTTTAAAAGCCACGCATTATTTGTGCCGTCAGGTGATGTTGCTTGTTGTGAAGTTAAAACCGCATTTACTGACGGGGCATTACTTGAATCAAATATACTTCCTTGCGTAAAATCGTTTGAATATGTAGCGGTGTTGGTTGATTGTGGTTCTAATAAAATATGCGCAGTCCCACCTAAATAATCAATACGTGGTAAGTTAGCTGCAACGCTTTCAATATTACCACTTGAATTTTCTCTTGAACCAATACCAGTTTCGGTTGCCGTTGTAGGTCTTGTGAAGTCAAAGTCTGCGTCTATTACTTCTTTGACTGATACATTGTCTATTGAACCAACAAAACCACCACTTGCGATTATTTGCAAATCTCTGTTGAGGCTGTTTGTTCCGTCTGTAAAAACGGTGTAAGTTCCGTTCCCATTTAGTGTTATTGGGTAGGTGTTGGGTGCAAATTTAAGTGTTAAAGCACCGCTTCCTCCATAATTAGTCAAATCAAAAGTAGCTTTAACTCTTGTGTTTGTAGGGATAAGGTTATTTTGCCTTAATATGCCATTGCCACCATCTTGATTCGCAGTACCACCGATAATTGTCCAACCTGAGCCCTTAATCCAATTACTATCGGTTGCAAAATCGCCATTTGTTACTAACTCACTACCAAAAGTTTGAAGCGGTTTTACACTATGCAACGTACCGTCTGAATAAGCGGTAGGCGTCAAAATTATACTTGCTTTTTGTAATAAATTACTCATTATTCTATATTTTCAAAAGCGGTTAATATTGTAGTTGTGCCAGTAGCATTTTCGTAATACGTTGCTCTGGATTGTAAGGCTGAAAGTAAAGCTGGTATCTCGCTTGTAACCGAAAGGTCATAATAGATATCACCCCAACCATTTTCAACAGGGTTTCCCCACCAAGTTGTTTCGTAAATCTTTCCGTAACTCATATCATTATTACTTTTTTAATTTTACCGTTACTTATTCTATAAGTTGCTGGTATGCTTGTTATTACGTTTGTTGTATCGTTTGCAAATGTTTCTGTAATTGATGTAACTCCACTTGGTGTTGTAGTAGTACACACATCTGCGTTTCTTGTAGTAGAACCAGTAGATAAGTTTGGTATGTAAGATGTAGAAGCAGATTTTTGCTCAATTTGTGCGCCAAAAATATAAGCGTACTCATCTCCATCAGCAGCCCAAGTAGTTTGTGCATCACTTTCATTTAAAAATATTTGTAAACTCGCTGAACTTGTTGCGGCTGTGTTACCTGTTTCGGTAATTGTACATCTGTACCAGCCATTGCCATAATTTTCTATGCTTGACTGCCCACCAGCATCCACAGTGCCTACCACGCCATTTTGTATATCAAACCAAGCTCTAACCGTACTTGTAGAACCATTAAAGCGAAGTCTAATAAAATTTAAGTTGCCTTTTTTTACAAACAAAGAACCAGTTATAGCACCGCTTACAATAGAAAAAGTGTCGCTATTCAGTTGGTGGTTTGCATCTGCATTAGCAGCCAGTAACTTATAAGCAGTTGGTTTTCCTGTTGGTGCTGGTATTGTTGAAGCAGATACAGTTGTTGAAGATACAGTCCATTGACTAAAATCTTGGCTATAAGGTACTAAGTTTGTACTATCTTCTTCTATCAATAAATTAGGACAGTTAGAGTTTAACCAATCAAGTCTTGGTACGTCTGCTGCAACCTCTTCAATAAGTCCATCCTTGCGTACTCGTGTGGCTGTGGTATCTCTATCAAAAGTGAAATCCCCACTACCATCATTAGGCAATATAGAATACACCGTTCCAGTGTTATATCCGCTTGGTATTAATGCTAACTTTGGGTTACTCATTTTTTATTTATTTGTCCTAATATACTATCTTCTAATTGTATCTTGCTAAGGTATTTCTTTAGCTTAACAACATTGACCTTTTTAGGCTTGTATATGTTTATCTTTTTCTCTTTCATTATATGTACCAGCCACCTGTATAGTTAACATCTCTGTCTGGATTCATCTCCTCATTGGCACTGCTTGTGTACTCTGGAAATAAATTAGAATAATTACAAATGTAATCTAAGAACCGCTTAGTATAAAACTCAGCAGTATCATTCATTCTTTGAGCCAAGTAAGTCATATCCTCATGTGTAGCTGTTTCAGAGCTTTCTGAGATGTGCTTTCCAACGCCTCCATTAGTGATAGAGAACATCATATAAGGCAGTATCGTTGACTGCGTGTACCATATCAGCATAGGCTTGATATAGTCGTCTAAGAGGGTCTTATAATTAGAATTAGCAGCTTGAGATATTTCTCCAGAAACAACAAGTTGCTGTATCTTTTTGTATAGCTTACCACCTAAGTAGTTTTGTATGTGTAAGTCCTGAGCAACCTCAATATACTGAACGATTTTGCTGCTGTCAACATTACCGTCAATAATAGACCTTTTCTTAAGGTCGGCTACGCTTATAAATAGTGCTTTTGTTGACATTATTCCTCTTCGTCTTTTAATTCTACTTCTATCTCGTTTATCTCCTGTTCAACCTCAACCTGTGAGCTTAGTTTCTCTCCAGTCTCTTCCTCTCTTTTTACCTTAGTAGATATGTTGTCTAACTCTGTAAATTCAATAGGCTGTAAGGTTATAAAGTACAAGTCTAAGTCAATATTGTTAAACTTTAATATCTCCTCTAAGGCTTCAATAATTCCGTCCTGTAATGGTCTTATAATTACGTTATCCATAAGCACAGCAGCCGTTCTAAGCTCCTCTGCGTTATTTCCGAAGCCAGTGTTATCCTTGATACCTAAAAGTATCGGAGAAACAATGCCATGACCTAACATAATCTTTTCTCTAGCTTCATCAGACATAAATTGATACTGTGCATGAGCGTCAGGCAAGTGTATAGGCTCTATGTCTGCCTTAGTGTCTTGTGACTCGTTAAATGCAATTATAAATTTACCTGCGTTGCTAGAACCTGAGAACTTCTCGTAGATTTTGCGTTCTAATGCCGCTTGAGTTTCTTCAGGTGGTGTGCCGTTATTGAAGTTAATCAATAAACTTGGTTGCAGACCATTCTTGATGTTGTTTATGTGATAATTAGATACCTCCTGCTCTAAGTTGCAGTATTGTAAGCATCCGTTATAATCTACAGGGGCATAATAATAAAAGCCGCTTCTGTAAGGTTTTACGATGTATAGCTCGTTTTGTTGCTTCTTGCCTCCGTTACCAAATGTAGGTATTCTCTTAGGCTTATCAGTAGTCTTATACTCAGCCCAGTTTGGGTGGTAGTAGTAAGCCTTTATAACTCCGTTAGCGTCACACTTTTCAGCTCTCAGCGTTTCCATAGGGAAGTGAGATACCTTAAGTATTCTGGTCTTTCTCTTGTTGTATGTTACCTGTATGGCAGCCTGCCCTAACATCTTGTAGTCGTGAGCTATTCTCTTTACAGTTCTCTTCTTGAGAAGGTTCTTCATCTCAATATACTGCTCTGGCTTATCTTCTCTGTTTGTAGCCTCTAAGCCTCTACCAGCAATCATATCAACAATACCATTGATACAACGAGAGTTCGTTGGAGAACCCATGTAGTTGTCTATAAGAGTCTTGAAGTAGTTGTTATCTTCTCCATACTTAACCCAATCCTTGTTGTATTGTTCCTCAACTAAGGGGGTTTGGTAGCCAGATAACTCTATTATTCTAATGTTTTTACTTTCCATTTTTAAATATATAACAATTTTAATTCAGGACACTTTCTAGGTAGCGTCAGAGTCGTATATGAAATAATCATCATTGTTGTTGTACTGCGTGTAATCAGCAGCAGTATTCATCTCTCCACTAAACCTAACAATATCCCTATACAAAGGAACACCAGATTCAATCAGTATAACTGATAAGGTTGTGTCGCTGTCAATAGAAGAAAGAAAGTCAGAGTCTGTTATATCAAATGTCAAAGTGCTTCCTTGAGTGTATGTAAACGTAGACTCCTCTATAATCTCTTTGGACTCTTGGTTTATTACCTTTACAGAACTCCCTGTTCCTTCTCTGCCAGTTACATTAAGTGTAATTGTTGGCAAGTTATTTACGTCTGCTATTGTCATAGTATTATAACAACAAACAGGTGTTTTTGTTTTATTTAATAAAAAAAGGGGCTAATGTTAAACAAGAGCCCCCTAATATTAAAGATGATTAGTTATTATGCGTTCATAACGGCAGTATTAATATCAAATCCACCTGTAGCACCCATAAGTGTTGAATCTACAAATAATGCAGGCCCAAGCTCCTTACCTTCGAATGAGATGTTGTAACCATTAAGGTCTCCCATAGCACCGCCAGTAGATGTATTTACTGAAACTTCAACTCCGTTTTGAGCTCCAGCTAAACGAAATTTTCCGTTATAGTCCTCTATAATTATATGAGGTCTACCGTAAGACATAAGCTTTAATTGAGCTTGTGTTTTAAGGTCTTGAACCTTTAGTACAATATTTCCTGTTTGAGTCCAGAAAGAAGTTCCATTGTCTCTTGAGTTCTCGTTAGTTTCCTCAAAAGTGTTGTTTTCTCCTCTTAGCTCAAATTTATACACCACAACCTCAGCCGCTAATCCAGTAATCTGCTCATCATCATCAAGGTTCAATCCGTCAAACATACCGCTGTTAAAATTAGCAATATATAAGTTTCTTAATCCACCGACTGCCTCCTTGCAAGCTTCTAGCCTGCCTCCTGTGAAATCACATGACATAATTTTATATTTTTATAGTTAAACAAAAAAGGGGATGGGATAGAGTCCCATCCCCCTTATATTAAATGAACAGGTTATTAAGCTGTGTAATAAACAATCTCAGCTCCAAAACCATACTGGATTCCTCCAGTGAAACGTGCAATTACACGAACATTCTGTGAACCGTCTAGGTCAGCCATGTCTAAAACTTTTACTTGGTTTAAGTCAGACAATACGCCTGTACCGAAGTATAAGTTAGAAGATTGAGCAGCTACCATTTTGTTATCTGCAAGACCGTTAGCCAAAAATACAGATACTCCGTCAAAAGATAAAGCTCCGTTGTCATACCATTGAGTTCCTTTGTTGTCAGAACCAGCAGCACCTAAACCTTGAGCTCCAAATCCGCCTAATGCACGAACGTAAGCTTTCATTACGTTTTTAGAAACGTATAATTTAAGGTCTTCTTTTCCGTAGATAGCAGAAGGGATAGCGTCAATTACTTTGCCCATTTCAGCAATTACGTTAGAAGAATCAACTGTAGTTCCAGTTACGTCAATAACGTCTCCGTCAGCAGCAAATAAAGTAGTAAATCCGTCAAACTCTCCAGCGTTGGCGTTAACTCCACTCCAGATAGTAGTTTCCATTTCTTCAGCTACTTTAGCAGCAACGTGGCCTACTAAGTAATCAGCGAAAGATGGAGGCAAGCTGTCAAATGCAGAATAGCCCATAGAGATAGCATCCCAGTCCCC